TAATCGGAGTCAACTCCGTGATCTTAAAAAGCGTCCTTTCTTTAGGGCTAATGTAATTGACACTTGCATTCAAATGGGAGAAGCTTACGTAAAAGAGTGGTGGGAAGATGACATCTCTGATGAAGAGCAGCACCACAACATTGAACGCTTTGAGGTACTAGAGTATTGGGGTATTATAGATACTGAGTTGCTTGAAAATGAAGATGTAAATATTCCATCTGAATACAAAGACCTTGATCAAGTTCAGGCTAATGTTTGGATTGTTAACAATCAAGTTATTCGTCTTGTTGTTAATCCTTTTAAACCTGTGCGTATTCCATACATGGCTGCTCCTTACGAGCTAAACCCTTACAGCTTTTTTGGTGTAGGGCTTGCTGAGAACATGGACGACACTCAAACGTTGATGAATGGCTTTATGCGTATGGCAGTAGATAACGCTGTGTTGTCAGGGAATTTGATTCTAGAGGTAGACGAGACAAATCTTACTCCGGGTCAAGACCTTAATGTATACCCCGGTAAAGTTTTTAGACGGCAGGGTGGCGCTCCGGGTCAAGCTATCTTTGGCACTAAGTTTCCTAATGTGTCTGGTGAAAACCTACAGTTGTTTGATAAATCTCGTCAGCTTGCAGATGAAAGCACAGGCTTCCCTTCCTTTGCACATGGACAGACGGGCATAACAGGTGTTGGTCGTACTGCTAGTGGCATTAGTATGCTTATGGGTGCGGCATCAGGAGCTATTAAAGCCGTAATTAAAAACGTTGACGATTACATGCTTAAGCCTTTGGGCGAAGGTTTGTTTCAGTTTAACATGCAGTTTGACTTTGACAAAGAAATCAAAGGTGATCTAGAAGTTAAGGCTCGTGGTACTGAAAGCTTGATGGCTAATGAAGTACGTAGCCAGCGACTTATGCAGTTTTTAGGAATTGCAAGCAATCCTTCTCTTGCACCTTTTGCAAAATTTGATTATATTATTATGGAGCTTGCTCGTACATTAGACCTTGATCCTGAAAAAATTACAAACAATATGAGTCAAGCTATTTTACAGGCAAAGTTGCTTAAGGACTTTCAGGCTACTCAGCCTCAACAGGCTCCACAAGCTCCTCCAGCAGGGGCAAACCCTAATGACCCTACAGGTGCAGGTGGAGGCACAATCGGTACGGGCGTAGCCCCAACACCTCAAGAAGAAGGATTTAGCGGTAATGCCGGAACACAACCAGCAGCAGGTGGAGAAGCGCCTGTCGGGCCTTTACAATAACCCTAATCTATGGCCTAACTTTGTAGAGTATTTAGACTATCAAATAGAACAACAACATAAAGTTCTAGAACAATCCGATTCTAGTGTGGGTATACAAAGAGCGCAAGGTGCTATTCAGGCACTTAGAAAACTAAAAGCTTTAGAAAATATAGTTAAGAAGGATTAATATTGTGGATCGGCCTTCAAATAAAAAAGATATTTTAACACCTACAGATAGAGTAACAAGTGCTGGTCGAAGGCTTTACAAAACATCTGACGGAGATTTTGTATCTGAAAAAACTACTACAGTTCAAAATCCAAATAATAACTTGTGGTATAATATACCTACTATTAACAATGGTCGTAAAATGTCAGTTGATAAAGCTGCTGAACTTTATCTTGGTTCCAGTGAAGTTAAGGACGTAGAAACCGGACGTGTTATTCCAAGTTTTAAAACAGTAGAAGAGGCTGTAAAAGCAGCAAAAACTAGAAGTCAAAGTCTTAGCAGAGGACAAAAATTAATGAACAACCAAATGAAACAATTTGAAAAAGGCGGAGAAGTTGATCCTGTTTCTGGTAATCCTGTACCGTTAGGTAGCACAGCAAAGGAGGTACGTGATGATCAGCCTGCTATGCTTAGTGAAGGTGAGATGGTAGTTCCTGCTGATGTTGTTCGTTATTATGGTGTTGAGTTCTTTATGAAACTTAGAGACGAAGCTAAAATGGGCTTTAAGAAAATGGAGGCTATGGGTCAGTTTGGCACAGATGAAGGACAAACATTACCAGACGACACACTATTTAATGCGGGTGGCCCACCTTTTACGATTGAGGATATTGAGGTTATTGAACCTGATGATATAAAAGAAGAAGAAACTTTAGAAGCTAACGTAGGAGCTTTTGTTCAAGGAGGGCAGGGAACTGACCCTTTTAATCAGCCGACTGGAACTGCTACATCTACAACTCTTGCAAACGCAACCAAAGACCCACAAGGATTTTTACAAAGTTTAGGTAGTCGTGCTTTTGATATAAATGATATTATAAAATCTATTGGTGACGTAAACTTTAATTATTTATCTGCTTTGGCACCAGAAGGCGCAGACTTTAGTAGTGTTACAGATAGCGGTAAAAAGGTTCTTGATGATTACTTTACTGACTTTTCAAACAAACTTAGTGCTTCCGTACAGTCTCCTACTACAATAGAAGAAGAAGGGTCAGAAGATCAAGATACAGGTCCTACTGCGGGTCAGGGTATAGGCTCTATGTCTGAATTAGCTTCAACTCCTACTACGGATAATATTGAAGCAGCAAGAAACTTTTCAGAATATTCTCCAGCACTAATAGGTCTTATGGATGGTATGATTTCATCAGCAATAACTGGAGTTGGTAGAGGACCGTTTGGTGTACCCGGAATTGCAGGTAACATTATGAGTCTGGGCATGCACGGTTTTAATGTAGGTATGCCTTTTGGTATAGGACCGCAACTTTCTTTAGTATCTAATCCTAAAATGAATGCCCTTAATAATGTTGCTACAATAGATCAGCAATACTCTAAAGCTCTTGTTAATGTTGCTGACCGTACTAAGCAAGAAGACCTTGAGTTAATGAGTATTGTAGGTAAAGCACAAGAATTAGGTTTTGATTTAGAAAATATTGCAAATAATTCTAATGTAGACTTAGTAACTCTTGATAATGACCCACTAGGTATAGGCGTTGGTATTCAAACGACGGGTCCGTTTGGCTTTGTAAGCACCAATCCTGATGACCCTACAGGAGGTATTATAGCTGATCCTCAAATTAATAAAACTTTTTCTAAGGCAGAAATTGAAAAAGCAAAAAATTTAAACAAGAGTTTTAAAGACGAGGTTGTTGATACTTTTCAGATGATGCAAGACCCTGCTATTGACAGAGGAATGGGTGGTGGTCCGCAAAGCGCTGAAGCAGCAATGGGTTCTAGCCGTGATGAAGCATCTAATGCGGAAGCAGCGGGTGCGGGGGATACTGACCCTTCTGCACCTGCCGCTGAAGCCGCAGATGTTGCAGCAGGTGCAGACCCAGCAGGAAATGAAGCTGCCGCTGCCGCTGCTGCCGCTAATGCTGATCACGATGGTACAGATGGAGATGGTGGTGGGCCAGATGGAGAAGGCGGTGCAGACAGTGGCCCAGAAGGTATAGCTAAAGGAGGTTTAATTAAGCGTAAAAAATAGTGATAGTCGCACTTAAACAGACTAATTTGTTGGCTACTCATCCCCCTGCTAGGCAGGCTACGGTGGCCCCACACAGAAAGAGTACACATGTCAGAAGAAATGGTTGTAAGTAATCAAGCGGAACGTAAGCCCCTTATGTCTAAGCCTTATTCAAAGGTAGACCGTGATAAAAAAGATGAAGAAGAACTTGAAATACTACTCCGTGAGCAACGAGGTGAAGGTGTAGAAGAAACAAAAGAAGAAGAGCCAGAGCCTGTTGGAGCAGAAGAAAAAACTTTTAAAAAGCGCTACGGTGATTTGCGACGGCATACACAGAAGGTACAAGAAGCCCATCAAAAACAGATTGACGAACTAAAAGAACAACTAAAAGAAAGTAATAAAAAACCTATTGTTCTACCAAAGACGGACGAAGAACTTGAAACATGGATGGCTGAGTACCCAGATGTAGCAGCTATGGTAGAAACCATTGCCACTAAAAAAGCACGAGAGCAATCAGAAGACCTTGAGGATCGTGTTACAAAAATTAATAAAATGCAGGACGATGCTGAACGACAAAAAGCTGAAACTCTTTTGTTGCAAATTCATCCAGACTTTGAAGATATTCGAGACGACGATCAGTTTCATGCGTGGGCAGAAGAACAACCTAAGTGGGTGCAGCAGGCTCTGTATGATAATGACAACGATGCTAAGGCAGCAGCGCGAGCTATTGATCTTTATAAATCTGATTTTAATATTGGACCTAAAAAGAAACAAAGCAATGGCGATGCAGCCGAAATGATTTCTAGCAAGCAAACTCGTACCCGACCAACTAATGATGATAGCGAAGGTGTTATCCTTGAGTCTACAGTACAAAAAATGAGCATGGATCAATACGCTAAAAACCAAGAAGCTATTATGGAAGCCATGAACAAGGGTACATTTATTTACGATATTTCTGGCTCAGCACGATAAGTAGTGTTGACAAGTAGAAAAAACTTACTATAACTTCTAATATGACAGTAGCCGCAATAGCCTACCTACTGTTTTATTATATCTAATTACTAATAGCGGCTACAATTTATCAATAGAATTACCTAAAAGGTATAGCCCGTTAAGAAAACGTTAGGCCAAATGTTTTTATTAATGCACCTATTTCCTATTAGCCTCTACAGAGAATTGTAAGTTAGCATCTGAACGCTGAAAAAAGGAGCAATGTTATGGCATTCGCATCAGCATCGGGTCATGGAAATCTACCTAATGGTAATTTTAGCCCCGTAATCTATTCTAAGCAGGTGCAGCTTGCGTTTCGTAAGGCTGCGGTCTGTGACCAAATTACTAACTCTGACTACTTCGGTGAAATTTCTAACATGGGCGACTCGGTTCGCATCATTAAAGAACCTGAAATTTCTGTTAAAGGGTACACTCGCGGTACGGTAATCCAGCCGCAAGACCTTGATGACGAAGACTTTTCTCTTACGATTGACAAGTCAAACTACTTTGCTTTCAAGGTAGACGATATTGAGGAAGCTCACTCTCACGTTAACTTTGCAAACCTTGCATCGGATCGTGCGGCTTTCCGGCTTGCTGATCAGTATGACCAAGACGTTCTTGGTTATATGTGTGGGTACAAGCAGTCTGCTCTGCACTCAGTTGCCGATACGGTAAACACGACTGTTAATGGTAGTGTTGCTGTTTCTACGGCTGGTACGGATGAACTTCTGTCTTCTATGAAACTAGAAGCAGATGATTTCGGTGGCTCTTCGGGTAGCTCCATTGGCATTAAAGCTCGTGCGGGTAACGATAGTGCTACTGTAGGCTCCGGTAACGCTTATGTACTTCAGGTTATTGCTCGTATGGCACGTAAGCTGAATCAGCAGAACGTTGACACCAATGGTCGTTGGATTGTTATTGATCCTATTGTTCAGGAAATTTTGCAGGACGAAGATTCTCGCTTGTTTAATTCTGACTTTGGTGGTTCAGGGCTTACTAATGGTCTTGTGCTTAACAGCCTTCACGGTTTTAAAGTGTATGTCTCAAACAACCTGCCTTCTATTGGTACGGGTTCCTCCACGACTGGTGGTACTAATGCTAGTAACTATGGTTTGATTGTAGGCGGTCACTCTTCTTCCGTTGCTACGGCAGAACAGATTGATAAAACTGAATCCTATCGTGATCCTGATAGCTTTGGTGATATTGTTCGTGGTCTGCATCTCTATGGTCGTAAGATTCTTCGTCCTGAAGCAATCGTTACTGCCAAGATTAACTTGGTATAAGGGAGATACATCATGGCTTTAGGAGATAATACTCTTGTGGCTGCTCGTGGCAACGACGCTCGTGGTCGCGGCATCTATTTCGTACAGCATGAGCTTGATTATGCTGTAGCACTTTCTGATAAAGGCAGCGCACTTGCTGCTAGTGATGTCATTCCTGTAATTGCAGTTCCAGCCGGTTCTGTTATTATGAATGCTGGTATTGAGGTTGTAACTGCTGCTTCTAGTGGTACTACAACTCTTGATCTGGGGACTGGCGTTGATCCTGATTGCTTTGTCGATGGTTTTGACGGCGATAGCGGCACTGCTGCTGGCACATTTGCTCAGAACGCTGCTGCGTTCCAACCGCTTGTGTGTACTGCGGCAGACAATATTGACGTTACTATTGCATCGCAATCTGGTACGGCCCTAACTACGGGTAAGATTCGTGTCTTTGCGATGATTATGGATGTTTCCGACATTGGTGTTGTTGGTGCAGACGAAGTTGATCGTGACACTTTAGCGTAAGCTAATTAAGTATGGGGGCTGGAGGTTTATACTTCCAGTCCTCTACTCTTATTTAAAAGGTAAAAAATTATGGCAATTACTACTGCAATGTGCAACAGTTTTAAAACGGAAGTTTTAGGTGCTACGCACGATTTGGATACACACACACTTAAAATTGCGCTAATTAAATCTGGCATGTCCGGTACGTATGGTGCAAGCACAACAAACTATTCAGATGTTACTGGTAACAGTGATGAAGCATCTGGTACTAACTATAGTGCGGGTGGTCAAAACCTAGACAGTGCAGCTATTTCTTTGTCTGGTTCTACAGCTATTGTTGACTTTGCTGATGAGGTTTTCTCTACAGTAACTGTGTCTGCTGCTGGTTGTATTATTTATAATTCTTCTGCTAGTAACAAAGCTATTTGTGTTATTGACTTTGGGGGAACAGTAAGTTCTGTTGCGGGTAACTTGACGGTTCAGTTCCCTACAGCAGATGCTTCTAATGCAATTATTCGTATCGCATAGGAAACTTTAATGGCTGTATTAGCTAATAGAGTACGTGTTAACACTAGCACTACTGGGACGGGAACTATAACACTCGGATCAGCAGTATCAGGCTTTCAGTCTTTTGCTGATGGTGGTGTATCAAATAGTGATTCAGTTAGGTATTTAATTGAGGACGGTACTAATTGGGAAATTGGTACTGGTACATACACGTCTAGTGGTACGACACTAAGTAGAGGTGCATACGATAGCACTAACTCTAACAATGCCCTTTCTTTAACGGGTAATGCTATTGTGTCTATTGTCTCTGCTGCTGAAGATTTTTCTGCTGCTACAATTCGTGCATCAGTAGAAGCAGCTTCAGACTCTAATGTTTTTACTGATGCAGATCACTCTAAGTTAAACGGTATAGAAGCTTCCGCTACAGCAGATCAAACTGATGCCGAGATTAGGGCAGCAGTAGAAGCTGCATCTGACTCTAACGTATTCACAGATGCTGACCATAGTAAACTTAATGGTATAGAAGCATCAGCTACGGCAGATCAGACTGATGCAGAAATCAGAGCAGCGGTAGAAGCTGCATCAGACTCAAATGTATTCACAGATGCTGACCATAGTAAGTTAAATGGTATTGCTGCATCAGCAAACAACTACGTTCATCCAAACCATAGCGGTGAGGTAACGTCTACGGCAGACGGTGCTACTGTTGTGGCTGATAATATTATTGATGAAGCTAATCTTAAGGTTAGTAATAGTCCAACTAACGGGTATGTATTAACGGCACAATCAGGAAATACTGGAGGGCTAACGTGGGCTGAAGCTAGTGGTGGTGCTTCAGAAATCAATGACCTTAGTGATGGTGTTACCAACTCATCTGGTGGTACTCTTGGTATCGGAACAGGCGCACTTGCTGCTGATGATGGTAGTGCTAATAAGAATACTGCTGTAGGTTTTAATGCTTTAAACGATGTTACTACCGGCGCTTCAAACGATGCTTTTGGTAATGAAGCGGGAGCGTTAATTACGACTGGCACCACAAATTTAGCTATTGGCGCTGGTTCTATGGCAGCAGTTACTACCGCAGCTAGTAACATCGCAATCGGCAACAGAGCTATGGAAAAAGCTACGGGCCAGCATAATGTTTTTGTAGGTAAAAGTTCTGGTGAAGGCGGTAGCGGTGGTGGTGCGGCAAAAAGAAATGCTGCCGTAGGTTATGAAAGTTTAGCAGGAGTAACTGCCGGTGAAGACAACGTGGCAGTTGGCAATCAAGCCGGACTTGCAATATCAACCGGAAACAAAAA